GAGCTGGAGGTGCGACGTCAGAAGACGATTGCATCTGTGAAAGCGTGCTAACCTCGACTGTGCCTAACGTAAAGGGACTTCCTGGGATAAGGTATGGCCCAGCAGCGTTGTAGAAGGGACAGACGATGTCCGTCGTGCCGGTTGACGATGGGTTCAGCGTGATATTCTGGGCGTTAAGCCCATCAACACCATGGAACGCAGTGGCGCCCAATCCGGCGGTAAACGGTCTGTAGGCAGCGATGCCCCTACCGTAACACTGTGGATTACCGACGATGACAAATCGCACGACAGCGTCACCAGTAAAGGCGGCAGCGTGTTTTAGTCTATCGGAAAAGACTGGCTCGGCCTTTAGCGGCAACCAAGGGTTGATAGAGATAGGTCCGAAGCTACCACCTGTAGGCCAGGTGATAGTCGAATGGTAGAGGGGTTGCTCAAATATCCCGGTGTCGAACTTGGATCGCTCAGAATTGAACCACTCAGGGTCGACTTCCTTAGGTCCAACTGCGACAATATCGCCTTCAAACTCCACAACCGAGGTGTTTGGCGTGGCGATGTTCTCAGAGTTAACACCTGAGGTTTGGTCGGAGGTTCCCACGTCAGGGGGAGCCAGCGACATGGTATTATTTATACTTCCACCACTGGAAGTGTTTGGGGCATTAGATTGGGTCGACATAACGGGTAATCTAGTTGGTGCGTTTTAAGGACGCAAAACCTAAGGTAGTTTTAGAACATTACGGTTCCGTAGTTTATAGACATTGCGGTCTGGCCTCCGAACCTACAGAGCGATATCTCCCCAAATGTCGGGCGACCTGACGGCCACGGACATTTGCTCATATGTCTTGAGGACTATGGGCAGGGAGTAGTAGGTGAAGACAGCTTCGGCACGAGATTTCGCCTCGTCGTACTTTTCGCGTCCGTACGGATACGATTCCAGAACGACAGAGCGACAAATCGATGTGCAGACTTCCAGGATCTCGTTGGTAGGTCTCAGCCAGCGTGTCGAACGCATGATGGAGCGGGTGTCCAATTGCATCCGCCACTCACCATCAACAAATCTAAACTTACGCTTCAGAAATGCTATATCTGACACAGCGAGAGTTAGACGATCACTTTTATCGCCAGGAGTGACTGTATGGTTAAAA